CGCCACCTGGGAGACCACTTGGAGCGAGTGAAGGGGGAGGAATCGGCGGCGTGAAACACGGAGCGAACCGTTCGCCGATTATGTTGGCTCAGCCAGCAGTAACGAAAGTATCCATTACCAGAAGCCGTTGTGCCTGACAAAACCCCACCACTCGCCTCAGATCTCATCGGTTTCTAGGCCGCCTGTCCCTGTTTTTCGGTTCTGAGCTTCGCGTGCAGGCCCTGGCGAATGAGTTCAGAAAGGTCCGTTCCCAGCCTTTCGGCAAGGGCCTCGAACGCCTTCTTCTCCTCGGGGCTCAGACGCACGAAGGTCATCACTGTGCGCTTCGATCGCTTCATTGCTTCCGTTCCTTTTTGGTCCGACTGCATGGGACGGAGTTATAAAACATTGTCCAAACATGCGTCAAGTGTTATTTTTGAGCGGTTTTGAACAGCGTCCACAGGATTTCCACCGGTGGCGCTGCTATCGTTTTGCGGCTCGGGAGAATTGGCGGATGGAACTTAAGTTTCGAGAGCTGGTCGAGGCGTCGCTGGCGGATAAAAAGCTGCGCCTGGCGCCGCGCTCGTGGAAGACGGACAAGCAGCGTGCGGCCGAAATCATCTTCGAGTTCGGCGAGCTGCAGCCGACCGACGTGACGCCGGCGCGTATCGAGGTATTTCTTGCCAAGGTGAAGACGCGCGCCTCCGGGCCCACGTCGAATCGGCACCGGTCGCTGCTCTCCAGCATTTTCGCCTTCGGGCGCCGCCGCGGCCTGGTCGCCGCGAATCCTCTTTCCTCAGTTCCCCGCTTCCGCGAACACGAGAACCGCAGCCGCTTTCTGGAAGCAGACGAAGAGGGCGCGCTGCGCACGGCCGTCGGCCCGCGCGAGCCGGAAGTGGTGCTCGCGATGTACACGGGCATCCGCCGCGGCGAGCAATATTCGCTGAAGTGGGAAAGCGTCTCCCTGAATGCCGGGATCCTCACGGTGAACGGGAAAACAGGACAGCGGACCGTGCCCATCAATCCGGAGGCGCGATCGGCGATCCTATGCCTGCATCGCGCGTCGCGCGGCTCCTCGTTTGTGTGCCCGGGCACTCAGCGCCACTGGTTTGAGGCAGCGGTGCGGCGGGCTGGGCTCGGTGACTTTCGCTGGCACGATCTACGACACACCTTCGCCTCTCGCTTGGTGATGGAGGGCGTGGACATCCGGTCCGTGCAGAAGCTCCTCGGCCATCGCTCGATCGTCACGACGCAGCGGTATGCGCATGTTTCGGACGAACACCTCCGCCTGGCGGTCGAAAAACTGGCCCGAAAAGCGGAGCCGCAACTGGTTTTGTTTGCAACACATGGTAACGGACTATAAGTCCGTTGCCATGGCCATATATGGCCAGTTTTTGTCACCTCCGGACGGGTGCCGTACTAAGCAATTTGAAACTTGATCACCTACCCGGCTTGTGGCATTGTACCGTTCCCCGCAGGAGAGGAACTCCGAATGAAACTCGTCTGCTCAATTTGCCTGCTTGCGGCCCTGTTCGTGCCATCGCTTCGCGCCCAGGGGATTCCAGCGGCCGAAGTCTTTGGCGGCTATTCGTATCTGAACATCGACACAAACAATCTGGGCCCGCGGCAATCGGCGCAGGGCTGGGAAGCCGCGCTCACGGCAAACATCAGCCGCGTGTTCGCAGCGGAGTTTGACGTGACCGGAGCCTACAAGACAATTAAGCCGGTGAGCATCAGTGACTATTCCTATGTCGGAGGCCTCCGCGTGAACTTCCGCCCCGCGTTCGTGCATGCGCTCGCGGGAGGAGACACGCTGCGCGGAAGCGCCTTCGGAGCGTCGGCCTCACAGCAGGGCTTTGCCGCTTTGTTTGGCGGCGGAGTGGAGATTCCGGTTTCGCGTTCGATGGCGATCCAGGCCGGTGCGGACTACGCGCTTACGCGGCACAACATTACGGGAGGGCCGGCGCTCACGCAAAACAATCTCCGGTTCAGCGTGGGGCTGGCTTTCGCCTTTGGCAATCGCGGACCGGGCGAGCCGAGAGCCGCGCGGAACGTGCCGACACGTCCCGCCGGCGAGGAACCCGAAGAGTCCGTTCTGCTGGGGATTGGCGGAGTGCCGGCGCAGGCGGGCGTGAAGGTGACGCTCATTCGCGATCAGTCCGTCGCGAATCGCGCCGGCGTGGAGATCGACGACGTGATCACCGCAATCAACGGCGAGCGCGTGCGCAGCATTCGCGATATCGAAATCGCGGTCGGGAAGAACATCACCGCCGGGTCGATCAAAGTCACCTATCTCACGAAAGGCATCGCGTCGGTCGATAGCACCGTCACGATCGTGCCGCCGGCGAAATGAAGCCTCACCCGATGCTCGATTCCGTCGCGAGGCATCCGGTGCTCGCCATCTTGGGAGTGCTGCTGCTGGGTTGGTTCATTCTTTCCGAGGAAAATTCCGCGCCGGCGCCACAGTCTGCGCCCGAGGCCGCTGCGGCGCAAAATGGCCATCAGCAGATCGTGGACGCCGCCGCCTACGGCTGCGAAAAATTCGTCCGCGCGAACAGCCGGCAAAGCGTCGGAGAGGTCATCGATACGTGGGAGGTTCCCAGCACCGGCGCCCACAAGCTCAAAATGCCGAACGCGGAGGCCTGGGTCGGTCTAGACTATCGCGTTGGCGCAAACGGGCAGCTGATGTGGGCGCAGTGCCATTACGCGAAGTTCGGGAAGGACGTCGTGCTGATGGACCACGAAGGCGGCCTGAGGTAACAAAATCGGGATATGTGACGGAGTCCAATGATGGCGACGTGGCAGGAGTTCAAGTCGGCGGTCGAAGCTGCCGGAGTGAAGGACGGTGATGAGGTCGATTATATCGACGTGAGCGGATTTTGGAGCGCCGGAAGCATCGAAGTTGGACGGGATGAAGGCGGCGACGCTCGCATCACCGGGTAGGTAACAAAACTAGGAATTGTTACGAAAGCGTCTCGATTGAAACCGCGGCGGGCGGCGCCGTCTTCCGTGGGTGCGAACCCGGCAGGAGCTACCCCGCTGCTCACGCCGTATACACGGCTGACTCGTGAGCCGGATCCGACGCCGCCCTTGCGTCGTCGTTGTAGGTTTTAGAGTATGGCTAGCCGCCCGCTCAGACGGAAGCAGGAACCGGCGTAAAATCGATTAGGCCGCCCGTGCTTTGAAGCCCTCTCCACGAATCTCGTCCAGGGTCATGCCGCACTTCGAACAGAGAACGTCTGTGGCGGGCTCGATCCGTGCGAGCGAGTGGCCGTGCTTTTCACAGAGTTGTTCAGCAACCTTTTTCATACTGCTCTGGGTTTCCATGGGATTCCTCCCGCGTCGAAATATAACAGCTCGCCGCCAGGTAACAATACGAAATTTCGTTACGCCTTCCGGCTACCCCCTCACTTTTTCCCCGCGCTCTTGATCACCGCCGCGCTCGCGGCTTCATCGGTCACCTTCAGGTAAGCTCCGGTGCTCGAGATCGAGCGATGGCCGAGGTACTGCCGCACGTTCTCGATTCCCGCTTCCCTGATCGACTGCATGGCGATGGAGTGCTTCAGCACGTGGGGATGGCACAGATGCTGCGGCAGGCCGGCCAGGCGGCCGTAGCGGCGCATCAGCCGGTAGAATTGCACGCGGGAGATCGGGAAGAGCCGGCGCGTGCGGCCGTCGGCAGGGTGTTTGGCAAGATGGCTCTCGATCCAGTTCCCCACCGCGGCTCGCTCGTTGAGCAGCTCGTTCTCGTCCGCGACGAGCGGCTGCACCGTTCGCAGGGATCCCTTCAGGCGCTGCACGGCCAGGTAGCCGTCGGCGAAATGCTCCGGGGTGAGGCCGATCGCCTCGCTGGCGCGCAGACCATGCCAGAAGCTCACCAGCAGCAATACCCAGTCCCGCTCGCGCGTCGCCTTCGCGTGGCCCAGCACGGCCAGCAGCTGCTCGCGGGAGAGGTGTTCCATTGGGGACAGCAGCTATCGTTTGGTAATCGACGGTAGAAGTGGGTTTGTGAAGTAAGTGGGAGCGCCCAGGTCGATGGCGAGTCGAGCCTGGGGCATCTGGACCGGGTCCCCCGCCGAAACCGCCGAGTTCCTCCCACTCGATTCGCCGCGTGTACAGCGCCAGAAACGTTTTGTCGCGGGATGCAGTTCCGTGCCTTCCCCTAGAAAGTGGGGCCCGGTCCGCGCTCAGTTTAGCGGGAATTGGCGGTAACGGTGGAGGGAAAGCGGAGCCTCGCGATGTGGGGTGAGGAAGGGGCGCGAGGCCCCGGATTGCAGCGTTTTAGCCAGGCGATTGTCAAGGAAGCCGTGACGATCGTCAATTTTTTATTTACAGTGCCCAGACGCGCAGACGGCCGCGGCGCCGATCGCCACCCCGATTCCCACCTTCTTTGCGCCGGACTTCAGCCGGTGCCAGAACGTTCCCCCCTTCAATTCCAGATCGAGCGCCTTCACCTGGTCCTGGGCGGCCGCCAGCTGCTCCGCGCTGAGCTTCGCCCGGGCTTCGCACGAGGATGCATCCTGCTGCGCGCTGGGAAGCGCCACAGCGTTTTTCTGGCACGAAGCCACCTGATCCCGCATGGCGGCCAGGTCTGCCTGCGGAACGGTGAATACGGCCGGCGGAGCGGGATCCTGCGGCGTGGCCGGCGCGATCGAGGCTTTCACCGGCGCCGGCAGCGGCCCGAGCTGCATCGGCAACCACTTCACGATCTGCTGCGGCGTTTTTTGCATCGCAGCGGAGGCCGCTAGTTTGTCGATCTGCGAAGCGGTCTGCGCGTCCCGCGCCTTCTGCTCGTCGATGAGCTCTTTCTTCTCGGCAGCCGCGGAGTCGATCGACTTTTGCGAAGCTGCCACGGAGGCCTCGGCCTTCACCCGCGCGTCGTGCTCGGCGATCCACGAATGCCCTGCCCACGCCACCGCGACGATCGCCAAGACGAAGATCAGCAGCTTCGCGAAGATGGCCCCGGCCGTTGCCGGCGCGGCGGGCGCGGCCGCTGCCGGCGTTGCCGTCGTTGTGGGGCCGGCCGTTGCCTGCGTTGCTGGTACGGATGTCATCTGCTCCTCCGGAATATTTTCAGGATTTTCGTAATCCAGGTCTCAGGCTCCGGTTCCACTTCTGGCACCGGCGGCTGCTGGAGCTCCGGCATCGGCGGCCGCTCGCGCACTTCGTCCTGCCAGCGCCGGAAGTCACTCTCCGAAATTTTCATGGGTCTTTGAGAAATTGCGCGAGTAGCATGCGGTCCTCGCGCTTCTCGGCGTTGATCATCAGCGCGAGCACCACGTTCTTCTCAAAGCGCCGCTGGCGGCCGCCCACGCCGTTCAGGTCCTTGCGCGTGCGCTGCAGCGCGGCCCAGGCGGATCCGGCGCCGAAGATCACGCCCACCAGCCAGATCACCGCATTCAGCGGGATGCCGTTCATAACTTTTCCCCAGGTTCCCCTCGCCGGGGACCTGGGCGGCCCCTTTTCACTTCGTTATCTCGTCGAGCTGGGCGAGCTCCATCACCGCCTTGCGCTTCTCCTGTTCGCGCTGCGCCGGCGGCACCTGCAGAGCGTCCATGCGCGCTCGCAGCAGCTCGCGGTGGATCACGGGCCGCATGTCTTCCGCGAACGCATCGCGGAAGTCGGCGTGATCAACGTGGTCCATAACGAATTCGCGGCCGTACTTTTTCGCGAAGTTCCGCATCACCCGCATCACCGCGCCGGCCAGGCGTTCTTCCACCCGCGGCGAAAAGCGCATCTGCTGGTTCATCCGGCCCTCCGGGTAACTTTAGTTGGAAGCTGTCACATACCACTGCGTGCCGTTGGAGGCGATCGTCACCGACTTATATTGCGCCGAGAGGCCCGTGTAGGTGTTGGAGGCTCCGATGTTTTGCGAGCTGGCGCCCTGCAGTGTGGGCAGGTTCCCGCTGGAATCTTTTTTCACGAAGCTGATTTTCGTTCCCGAGCATTTTGTCGCGTCCGGAAGCGTGAGCGTGAAGGCGGCGGAGGTGGCGTCGAGCGTAACGAACTGATCGAAGATCACCAGTCCCATAGTGGCCGTGCCGGTGAAGTTCTGGGCGTTCGCCGGCGAATTCACCGCGGCCACGTTGGTGCCGTCCGAATAGACCAGCCGGGTGGCTCCCGGCAGCACGGCCACGCTTCCGTTGCTGCCCGAATGCGAAGTGAGCACGGTGAGAGTGAAGCCGCCCGTGGTGGCGTTCACGATCACGTAGAGCTTGGCCGTGGCCGGCACCACGATGTTGCGGTTGGCCGTGAGCGTGCCGGTGAACGCCAGCACGAAGGAGCCATAGGCCTGGGTGGTCGAGAGCGTGAGGTTCGCATCGCTCATGGCTATCGAGCTGAAGCCGGCCACCGCTTCGTCGAGAGCATCGAGCGCGTTGTTCATCGTCACATACTTGCTGCTCTGCGATTCGGCCAGCAGCGCGATTCCCAAATTCGGCGTGCTCATGTGTTTTCTTCTCCTCTAAATTCCGGCCCAGAAAACAGGCATCGCTCGATTCCGCCGCGTCGGCTCACTTAGGGACTGACGACGAGATTCAGAGCGCAAGCGTTGCCCCCGGTACTTGTGGAAAGTGTCGTTCCGGTTGTCGGGCTGACGTTCGCGCTGCGGATGATACTCACGGACCCGCTTAGAACCTTGAACCCTACGCATTCCCAGGGAGTCGCGGGTATGTCTATCTGGCACGGCGTCGTGCTTGTCCCGCTCGTGATCTGGAAAACTATCGCGTAGGTCGTGCCCGCCGTTAATGCCACTGCCCCCATGTTGAAAGCGATGGGGCCGGTGAATGTCGATCCGAAAGTGTACGTCGACGAAGTCGCGACGATGGTTGCAATCGTCGAAGTCCCGGTGATGCTGTAGATCAGGCATTGATACACGTCTCCCGAGTTGCCGTAGATGTTCCCGAACACGTAAGAGACGGTGATGTTCTGCGTCGGAACGACTAGATTCCCCTTCATGGCGAAGGCGGAAGTGGATTCCGCAATACCGTTGTTGCTCGATTGAATCGTTGGAGAGGGTGTGCCTCCGCCAGCTTTCCACTGGATGTTTGAACTTGCCGACACGTAAGTCGGAACGTATCCGTCACTCGGACCCGATCCAGCGATCGGAATTCCTTGGACTCCGACGACCTCGGGAAGGTCGGATGTCCCGCCGATGTCTTTGGCAAGTATGATCGTGCCTTCAAGAGATGCTGTCGCGGGTTGCGGGTACGCCGAGATGTCGCGCTCCTGCAGCCCGGTGGCCGTATCGATGTAAGGCGCGCTCGCCTGGAAACTGCAATTCTGTTTGCCGCTCGGCGCCGCGGGATTGGTGGCGTTCAGATTTCCTTCGGTTGGTCCGGACATGAATTTTCGTTTCGATCCCTTCAGGGGATCTGGTAGTTAGGATCCGTTCACGTAGAACTGCCCGACGCCGCCTGGGGGCGCCGGCCAGGGCACGGGCCAGCTGCCAGCGGTGGGCGCCACGCCGGTACCTTTATAGCCGCGGCCCACCTGCGCGGACTTCTGGTACACGTTCGCCGTCACCGAGGCCTGCGTGGATCCGAAATCGGCCGTCTGCTGCGCGGCGTAGTAAATGCAGACTGGTGCCGTGAGATTCGTGAAGGTCCGCACCACAGTGGATCCGTTCAGAATGTCCACGTCGTAGAGTTCCGCGTCCTCGCTGAGCGGCACGTCGGCCACGCCGTCGGCCCAGTCCGCTTCGCCGCCGATGCGCGTGCGGCGGATCCACGTGATGGTGATATTCCCGCTCCCGTCGACGGTGCCGCCGATTCCCGCCGGCGCGTAAGGCTTCAGGTCCGCGCCGGAAATCGCCAGCGTCTGCGACGTCACGGTGGAAGGATCCTGCCCCACGGTGACGCCTTTGTAATAGAGCGTCTGGCCCAGCACGCTAAGCGGATCCTGCACGCGCTGCGCCCCGCTCGAGGGCATCACAAATAGTTCGTTCGCGCCGTGCGTGCCGCAGGCCCATTCGGTGCCGCGCCGGCCGCGCAGCAGATTGCTGAGCGTGTAGGTGCCGTCGCCGTTGTCGATGCAGTTCACGAACTGGATGATTTCATTTCCAAGGATCAGCGCGTTCGAGCCGTTGAGCACGTTGGCCAGCGTATCGCCGGCGAGCGAGCCCGTCACCGGCTGCACCGTCACGGTGTTCACTGTGTCGAGCTCCCAGGGCTCGCGCGGCGCGGCGAGCGTGGTGGTGGCGTAGCCGTAGGTGGCGTTCAGGCTGGTGGCGTCTTCCTGGGAGAAATTCGAATTGTCGCTCGAATCGAGCAGCACGCCGCCGGTCCAGTTCGTGACGGCCGAGGCCATGGCGAAATAGAAGCCTGTGCCGCCGGGGTTCGAGTCTGTATCCTGCAGCAGCGCGATATCGAAAAGGAAAAGCACCGAGGATCCCACCAGCCGGGTCGGCGCGGGATTGAAGCTTACCGGCAGCGGCGCGCTGAGCGACGAGAGGAAGTTCCGCGCGTCTTCGTTCACGCCAGAAATCATCACGGCAAATCCCTGGCCGAGCGAGTTCTCCACGATGCGTATCTGGAAGGTGAGGCCCTCGTAGACGAACTGCACCACGTCGGTGGGGTCGAGTTGCATATACTTCGGCGAGCCCAGGTTGAAGGTGAAGGAATTGCGCTCGAGCCACGCGAGGTAGAGAGCGGTTTCTGCGATCTGTAGGGCCTGGGTGGCCGTCATCACGATCGGCAGCGAAATGATCGTCTGCTGCTTGGTCTTTTTCACGCGCGAGCTGCGCGTGCGCTGCTGGCTTCCCTGCTGGTAATCGAGGGCGATGTCGTTATAGAGCACGGTGAAGGCGAGCGGCAGGTCCTGCTCCTGGGCGATCTGCTCCGGCTTCACCTTGGCGCCATCGGAGAGCAGGCCGAGGTCGGATTCCGGAATCGTGAGCGCGCTCGAGAGGCCGCGCGGCACCCACTTCATGGTCCCGTTGGTTTCGCAGCCGTCGAAAAAGTAGCCCTGCATCAGCGGCTTCAGGATCTCCGCCGCGGCCGTGGGCCGCTCGACGAGATAGCCGAGCACCTGCGTGCTGCCGCCGAAGACGTTTGCGTTGGTGAGCAGCGAAACGTCGATCTGAGAAGAGCTCAGTCCCGCGCGCAGGCAGATGTCGGTGACGATGTCACTCGTCGGCAGGGCCGGCGACAATCCCGCGCTGGATAGCACCTCCGAGCATGTGCCAAAGATCGCGGCCCACCCCGAAGGCGGATTCCCGGGATACGGCGTTATCCACGATGTTACTGATACAGGCGTGATCAGCAGAAGTGCGGTTTTGTCGGTGGTAGTGAGCGATTGAAAAACGATGAGGTAGCTGTTCCAGTTGAAGCTGGCAAAAAGCGGTACCGTTACGGAGAATCCGTCGCCGCTGGCCGAAACGGAACTGGAGGTTCCGCTCCCCGGCACAATGTCGAAGAGGCTTGCGTTCGATAGCTCGAACATGTACACGTCGATGTCGTATTGAAAGTAGCCAAAGCCCACCACGGCTCCCCCGTCGCTGCCGTTGGAGGTTTTGGTCCAGATCGCGATCCCTAATCCCGGCTGCACGAGAGTCCATTCGTCGTAGTCCGGCGGAGCGGCCCCGGCGCCTAGAACGCCGTTGACGACGGGATGATTTGCCCACCACGCGGCGGCGAAACACAGGGTGGGAAGGAGGTAGCTCGGGGGCACGTAGCCCTCATTAATCCTTTCTGCCTCCTCGCACTTGTCGAATTGCAGGCTGTTCCATGATTGGTAGAGGGCGCCGCCGATAGAAACCACCGACCCCTGGGTATAGTCGGTGCTGGAATTCCACTCCCCCGCGCTGCTTGCGGGCGCCGAGCCGCGCTGCCGCGCGATGAGCACGAGCAGATTCCCGGCTGTAGGCGGGGTGCGGAGCGCGACGTTTACCGGACCTGGCTGCCCGGAGCCGACGTTTGCCTGTACGACGACTGGCGCGGCCATCAGAGCACGTTCAGCACTTTCTGGAAGTTCACTTCGGCGCGAAAGTTCGGAATGCGGTTACCGAAATTGAGCAGCGGGAATTGCATCCACTTGAAGTAGCAGAGCCCGCGGAACGCCGGCGTGTAAGCGGAGGTCTCGGAAGCCTGGATGTCGGGATCGATTCCCTGCAGCTGGTCGCCGGGATAGATCGTGGGCGTGCCGTAATACTGCTGGATCGATTCCCAGTCGCCTTCCCCCGGAGGGCCGCCCGGAGCGTTTTCCATCGCCACGTAAATACCGCCCTGGTAGCTCACCGTCTGCCCTTGCTGGTAGCTGATCCCGCTTTGCCACGGAGGGTAACTGCTCGCAACCACCCAGTAGATCGTGCCGCTGGTGGGGACGATCACGTTCGGCGTCTGGCCGCTGTTCGCCGTGATGCACTGGAACACCTGGCCCTCGTAGCTCACCAGGTTGTCGGGGTTGTAGGTGGTGCCCGAATTCCACGGCGGATAATCGGCCACCGGAAAATCGCTCTGGTCGCCCGGCAGCGAGCTATAAACAATTTTCGAATCGCCCCAGATGCGTGTGATCGTGGACGGGCCTTCTCCGAAAGCGATCGCGAGGTTCGCGTAATAGGTGAACGCCGTCGACGACGGGCCGCCCTTCTGCGTCTGCGTGGTGTAGTTGATTCCCGGGCACCAGATGATCTGGCCGCCGAAGCGGCAGGTGCCATAGCCGAAGGGAATCGGCGCGCCCGGCGCGGATGCGGAAATCTGGAGAGACTGAAGAGGGGCTTGCGCGGGATTACGGAAAAGCAGCGAGCCGAGCGTGGAACCAACGGCGAGGCCTTCACTCACGGCGCTTAGCACGGCCGTGGCGCCGAGCTGCAGGCCGAACGGCCCGGCGATCAGGAATCCCGCGGCCGCGCCGGCCGCCGCGAGAGCAATTTTTGCCATGTTACAGGGGCCGCCCAGTGTCGACGGCGAGTCGAGCCTGGGGAATCAAGATGTCACTCCCGGAAATTCGAAGATGCCCTCGATGCGCGCGCGCCAGCTCGCATCGAGCACGTGCTCGCAAACGCGCTGCTTGTTCCGCGGCCCGGGCCGCGCGGGCCCCGATGCGTAAGCGTGGATGATCGCGAGCGAACCGTTCAGCGAAGAAACAATTCCCGCATGACAGGCGGCGTTCGGATTCCGGATCGTGAGCACGTCCCCCGGCGCGATCGCGGGCATGGGAACCTTCTGCGCGGCTTCCCACTTCAGCGCCAGGCGCGCTTTCGCCGTCTCGTGCACCAGGTTGCCAAGCGGCTGCGGGCCGTAGTTCAGGTGGTCGCGGCCGTGCAGCGCGTTGCCGTTCTTATCGTGCAGGCCGAGCTCCTCGGCCACGCAGAGCGCCAGGCCCACGCAGTCGATCCGCTTGCCCTTGATGCGGCCCTGGTGATGAAGCGGCGTGCCGAGGAACTCGCGCGCCTTGGCGACGATTTGGGCAGTGGTAGTCATAGGGGCCTCCCAGGTCGACGAGCCCCTTTCCTGAAAAAGGGCGAGCCTGGGGAATAAAATGTCACGCTACGCATCCGGAGTGGCGAGGATGGCGTCCATTCCCGGAATGAAGGGCTCGCCGCGAAAATTCACGATGTTGTTGAACTTGTTGTTGCAGTCGTCGGGTGAGTGGTCGCAGCCCGGCTCGATCACGAAGGTGTCGCTGGCCGAGGGCGCATAAGGCATCGGCAGATAGAGAATCAGAGTGGTGCCGTCCCACGATTTGATTTCGAAGTTGAAGCCGTCGTTCACGCCGCTCGTAAAGGTGAGGATCCCGTTATCGAACCATCCGGCCGGCGCCGCGGCCGTCGGCGTGGCCGAGCCTATCATCAGTAGCCCGGAGCTCGGCACGAGCGTGCGCCCGTCGGTGACGCTCGCCACCGATCCCGTCTGCTGGTACGCCGTCACGTCGATCTGGCAGAGCCAGGTGGAAAGCATGTCGATGCCGTTTTTGCCGCTGCCGAACTGCGCGCGGCAGGTGGGCCCGTAGAGGCCGCCCAGCACCGTGGTGAGCCGGAAGGCCAGGCCGCGGATCTCCGCGTGGAACATCCCGTTCACCATCTTCACCACGCCCAGCGTGCCGGCGCGCAGCAGCATGTCGCCGTGCGAGAGATTCTGCCAGTTCACCAGGCGAATCTCGATCAGCGCGTCGTCATAGATCCCGCCGCGCAGGTCGCTTTCCTGGATCGATTCGGATTCGAGGAAGCCGGTCACTTCGAGGTTGTCGACGGAGAGGTCGCTTTTGCCCGCGATCGCGGAAGGCAGGTAACCGGTGGAAGCGAGGTAGGTGACGGTGTCGCCGTCGCCGTCGGTGTAAGGCCCGATGTTCAGGTCGTGGTTGGTGAAGCCGAGAAGAGTGCCGTCCGCGCGCTTGATTTTCCAGAGGTAGGCGAGCGTGGTCTGCGCCGCGGCAATGTCGGTCAGCAGGCCTGAGGAAGCGGTTTTCACGGTATATGAGTGGCCGGTATATGACTTTGAAAGTAAGCGCGCGCGCTGAGCGCCGGGTCAGGTCGCGAGGAATCGAGCGCCATAAAAAATCAGTAATTCGGCGGGAGCACTTCCACCATCTGCACCGAGTTCACGGAGACAATCGGCTGGCCGGCGGTGAAATTGGATTCTTCTGTTTGCAGCTGCAAATCGTCGGAGTCAAAACGCGCAGCGTAATGGAAGGATCCGCTGGGCGACGTCACCACCACGCCGCCGGCCGGGGCGCTCGTCATCGTCACCAGGCCCGTGGTGGCATCGAGCGTGAAGGCCGAAGTCGGCGTGCCGTTGAGCGCGATCGTCACGGAATTCGCCAGAGCGTTGCCCTGGTAATCGTTGACCGTGCTCCACACCGGCTTGGTGATGTTCTTCACATAGCTGCGGCCGCCGATCGTGTACGTCTTGGTGAGCTGGAAGACGGTCTGCGTGCCGTTGCCCACGCCGAGCGTCTGCGGCGTGGTCCAGCCCGAATCGGTGTGGTCCTTCAGCCGGAAAGCATCCGCCTTGCCCCCTACCACCATGTGGAACGCCAGCAGCAGTTGCATGAACGCCGCGCGCGAGCTCACTTGGTTGGGCGAAGGCGTCTGCAGGTCGATCGTCCACTTGCCGCGCGAGTTCGCCCAGTTGCGGTTGCGGTATTCCTGCCCGGAGAATCCCTGGTTCACCACCGTCGACCAGCCGGACGGGCTCCCCAGCCGCCGGTAGCGGATCGCCCGCGGGAATTCGCACTCGAAAAAAGCCATGTTTTTTCAGGGGCCGCCCAGTGTCCCCGGGGGAAGGAATTATTCGACGAGGAAGCCGGAGATCTCCGCCACCTGCACGGTCGCGTTGCCGCCTTTGGCGAAGCGCGGCGGCGCGACGGTATCCCCGGCGTAGGCGGATCCGGAAGCGTCGACCTTCACGACTTTCGTATCGTCGACGCAGTCGAGCGCCGCGAGCACCATGATCTTCGCGGCGTCGTAGATTTCCTGCTCGCCCGACACCGTGAACGTCTGATTGAGCGCCTGCACCTTCGTGCGCACCGCGGGAAGCTTGCCGATAAAGTTGTATCCCCAGCTCATTTTTGGTTTCTCCTTAGCCGTTGCGCGCGAGCGCGATCTGGGTTTGCCGGTGGATCCCGGCCATGATCTGCGCGGAAGATCGCTGGAACGAATCGAAGTCCGTCACGCCGTTGATGTAGATGTGATTGTTGACCGTGCCGCCGCCGCGCGATCCGGAAAGCGACGGCACCACGCGCCCCGCCTGGCGCGGCAAGAACACTTCCGGATGGTTCTCGCCCACGATGTAGGCCTTGCTGTTCGTGACGTCCCCGCCGCCGGCGAGGAATCCGCCAAACAAGCCGCCAATTCCGTGCACCATGTTGCCGATCGATTTCCCGAGCTCCGAAATAGTGCTGGTGATGGAGCTAAAGATCGAGGAGAAAGAGCTCTTCAGCGAGTTGCCCATGCTCGCGGCCAGGCCGCCAAAACCAGACGAGGAAGATGAAGAGCTGCTCGAAGCGCCTCCGGATGAATTCGGCCCGAAGAGATTGCCGATCGCGGACATGCTGCCCACCTGCTTGCCCGTGAGGTTCTGCAGCACGTTGCCGGAGGCATCCATGGGGATCGTGTAGAACGGCGAGGCCTGCGTTCCGTTCGCCGAGCCGGATCCACCTCCCAGGCCCGGCATTTTAATTCCGAAGATCCCGGCGATTCCCCCGGCCAGGCCGAGGCCTCCGGGCAGCGTGCCGCCCGTTCCGCCCGGCGCGTTCGGTGAAGAACCCGGGAGCTGCCCTCCGCCGAAGGCGCCCGCGATATGCCCGAAGGCGCTCTGGATCCCGGCCTTCACGATCGATTCCTCGAGCGATTGCCACAGCTCGTGGAAGTTCGATTTGCCGGTGACCACGAGCTTCGCGAGCTGCGTGGAAATATCGTCCACCGCTTTCGAGAACGACGAGAAGATCTTCCCGCCCAGGTCCTGCCCGGCAATCTGGATCTCGTTCAGAAACGCCTTGTACTTGTCGGTGAGCGTGCCCACCTTCAGCGCCGCCGCGTCCCACTGTTCGAGGCTCTTCTGCTGCGCTTCGTAGATTGCGGCATCGACGGCGAGCGTGGAAGCTCCGTTCGCCTGCATCACCTCGCGAATCTGGTTCAGCTTTTCGAGCTCGTCCGCGAGCGATTGGTTCAGGTTGTATTGCGCGGCCTCCTGCGCGATCGCGCCGGCATGGCCCACATTCGATTGCTGCTGGTAGAGCGCTTTGATCTGCGCGATCTGATCGGCCGAGGCCCCGGGATTCTTGGCCTGGAAATCGGCGACCTTCAGCGACACTTCCGCCGCGCGCACCGCGTCCGCGCCCTGGCCATAGGCCGCGGCGAGCTGCTGGAGCGCCGGGATCTGATCCTGGAACGCGCGGGTATCTTTGGCGATCTGCTCGGAAATGCTGAGCGAGCGGATCTGCTGGAGGGCTTTCGCATGGGCGTCGAGCGCGGCATTCGCCTGCAGCAGCCCGGAGCCCAGCTGCGCGAGGGCTGTGATGTTCTCGGGCTCGGTGGCCGCGAGAATTGCGTAGGCCTCCGCCAGCTCCGCCACTTTCTCGCGATCGCCTTCGAGCTGCTTGCCGATATCGGCCGCGGCGATCGCTGCCCCGCCCTGCTTGTAGGCCGCCGCCACCTGGTTGAGCGAGGCGATCTGCGAATCGAATTTCAGCGTTTCCTTGCCCAGCTCCTGGTTTGCGCTCACGGCGAGCTTGGCCGCGGCGATTTCGATATAGCGCTCGCGGATCTGCGGCGCGGCCTGGTCGAGTTCCGCCAGATAGACTTCCACGGCGGCGATCTCCGCCGTGAATTTCCCGGCTTCTTCCGGATGCGCGCCCTTCTGCGCGCCGGCGAGCTGCTCGCGCAGCGTCTTCTCGCGATCGAGCAGCTGCGTGCGCGTCTCGGCGATTTTCACATCCGCTTCGCCCGCGGCTTTCGCGAGCGTCATCGCCGCGACGGATTGCTGGATCGCACCGGCCAGCGAAAGCTCGGCGGAGGCCTGCGCCGCCAGCTTCGTCACCAGGTCCGCGACGACGTCCGTCGAGGCGATCCCGGCGATGGCGGGCTGCTTGACGCCGAGATCGGTGGGCTTCGCTCCGGATTCGGGTGCGGCAGGCTGTGGCTTGCTGAAGACCTTGCCGACGAATTCCTGGTAGTTTTGCCAGTTCTGTTTTCCTCGCGCGATGTAGTCCGCCTGGATGGCGTCGAGTTGCGCGAACGTGTCTTTCCAGACGGCCGACACACCGCTGAAATCGAGGTGGGCCAGTTTGCCCGCGGCGGCCGCGGCACCCTCGCCAAACACTTCCCAGGCCACGGCCGTCTTCGCGAGCCAGCTGGTGACGAGCTCGAGCTCGGTGTAAACGAAGTCGGCGATCTGCAGGAAGTATTTGAACGAATCCGCGATCGCCGCGACGGGCCCGGTGCCCTTGTTCGCGCCCTCGGCCAGCTCCACCATCGCGCCGGTGATGGCCTGCAGCGCGGGCAGCATGTCTTTGGTGAGCTGCAGCCCCACGCCCTGCGCGGCCGCTTCCAGCGTGGCGAGGCTTTGCTCGAATTGATGCGCGGCTTCCGCCGTCTGCGAATCGGGCACCACGCCGAGCTTCTGCGCCGTGGCCAGATAGGCCTCGATCCCGGCGCGGCCAGAATTTAAAATCGGGATCAGCTCGGCGCCGCTGCGACCGAAGATCTGCATGGCGAGGGCGGATTTCGTGACGCCGTCCGGCATCTTCGCGAAGCGGTCCGCCACATCTTCGAAAATGCTCTCCACGCTGCGGATGTTCCCGCCGGAGTCGCGCACCGAGATTCCCAGGCGGCTGTAAGCATTCACGGCGCCGGCGGGAGCCGCGGCGGCGGCGGCGGCGGATTTGCTGAGCCGCTCGAGGCCGGTGGTCATCACCTGCGTGTCGACACCCGTCTGCTTGGCCACGAAGCTGAATCCGGAGAGCGCTTCCACCGATACGCCGGTAGATTGCGAGAGCTCGTGCAGCTTGGCGGCCGATTCGGCCACGTGCAGCGCCACGCCGATCGCGCCGGCGCCCACTGCGGCCATTGCACCCACGGCCACGCCCCCACCCACGGCAACCGCGGACATTCCCCCGCCGAGCTTGGCGAAGCCGCCCGAAGCGCTGGCTGCGTACTCGCCGATCTTCCCGAGCGATTCCCCGATCACCGCACCCAGCTCGCCAAAGGGCGCAAGCGCCACGCTGGCGATGTTCCCGAGCGAGGAGAACGATTCCTCGATATCTCGGCCGGCCTTTTTCGCCGCGTAGGACGCGGTAGACATGCCGGACACAAAATCGGCTGTGTTCGCTTTGAGGTCGACGAAGAGTGAGAACAGTGACGGCATTTTTACGTTTTTATGAAAACTTGAAAAATCAGTTCAGACCGTTCGGCGCGAGCGGCCCTTCGAAGGGCGCCCCGCAGTTGCCGCAGCGTCCCGCGCGCGCCTGGTCGATGGTGGGCATCCCGCCGGAATCGCGGTTGATCACGCGGGCCACGGTTTGCACGTCGCAGCCGCATGCCGGGCAGCCCTCGATGCCAGCGTCGAGAAACTCGATCACCGCTCCGTCGCTAGCCATCTTTTCGTTCGCGGACCTGGATGACGCTCGGTTTCTTGCGCGCCCCGAAGAATTCGGCCAGCAGGTCGAGCGTGAGCTCGCCTTCATCTTCCGGCTCGCTATCCGCTTGCGAGAGTTCGCTGAGCGAAGCCGGGATGAAATCGACCGCGTTCACCAGCGGATCGGAATCCTTGGTCCGCTGCGAGTTGTAGACGGCCGCGGCCACCACGCCGGCCGCCGCCATGCGCCGCCGGTGCGCCTCGTGGTGCCGGTCGAGCAGCGCCTCGAACTGCGCCAGGGTCAGCTCGCCGAATTCGCCGAGGCCGATTCCAAGGTCGTAACGGGCGATGGCCCAGAGTTCGAGCCAGCCGAGTCCCACGAGATCGGTGCGGCCGTCCCCCCGTTCTCCGGAACTCCGGGCGTCATCTTGGCCAAAGGGCGGCCTGGTTCACCCTTGGCCTTCGCTTCGAGTTCCGCCTTCAGCTTCAGGATGTCGTCCACGCGGTTCTTCGGCAGGTATTTGAAGTAGGCCGCCTCGATCGCGTCGATGATTTCCTGCGCGTTGTTTTCCTGGATGAACGTACCGACGGTTTCGAAGCCCTCATCGCAGTTATATTCCGGCTGATGCGCGAGCACCGAACCCCAGAGCATGGCCTTCAGCAGTTGTGGCTCGGCGATGTTCGACCAGGTCTCGATGAAGTCGGTGATCCGGTAGCCGCGGAATTCCGACTTCGGATTCGCGGTGCGCTCCTGGATGGCCGCGCCGGCGTTCATATCGAACGCGAGTTTGAGTTCAACGCGAAAAAACGCGCCGCCTTGCTCTTCGAGCATCAGGTCGAGCGGCGTGAACGGCAGTACGCGGCGCCTCAGCGCCGAATTTTTGTTTGGCATTTTTTAAGCCTGATCCTCTTCTGCCACCCAGGCGTCCACCCACCAGTTGCGGGTGGCGCCGAGCGACGGTGATGTGAGCGTGATCTGCAGGCGGTAGTTGCGGCCTGGCGGAGGGTTGAATCCGGAGTGCGGAATGGTGCCGGTGTAGACTCCGCCGCCGGTGGTGCCCAGTGTGATGTTTGTGGCGCCCGGAACGGCCTCGCCATACTCATCGAACAAAGTCGCGCTACCTGTTCCGTCGGTAATCGGCGTTACGCCGTCCGAGCCGCGGACGACGGTCCAGCTGAGCAGGTTGTCGCTTTGCGGGATGAAGATAAACGGATCCGCGATCGCGCCCGTGGCAAAGGGATTGTTATTCGCCGATGACATTCACGCCTCCCGCGACCGCAACCATGCCGTACGCCGCGCCGCCGGCAATGGCTTCCATCGGCACCACGGCCTGGCTCGTTCCGGCCGTAGCGACCAGCCAATCGAGAGGGCCGGCCAGCGGCACAGGCCTCTCCTCCGAATCGAAGGTCCAGGGCTGCGGCCGAGAGCTCGGCCACCGAGCCGCAACGGCGAGAGCTTGCCAGCAATCCTCTTCGAAGACGCCTGGCGAGGCCGGCGCGAAGCAGGCATCGTCGCGATCGATGAATGGCTGAGGCGCGGAGCCTGGCTGGACGCATAGCCGCGGCGCAGCCGGCCAGGAGTCTTCTTCGATCGAGATCGAGCCGGCCGGGAGCTCGTCGGGATCCGGCGGGAGCTGCCGATAGGGCGCAACCGCGGCGAGGGGCGCCGGGTTTGTCCACGACTCTTCCTCAATCGGGTTGTAAAGCGATCCGGATGGGAGTTCCTCGGGATCAGGACCATACGGCAGGCGCTGATAGATCGCGCCGGGAACGGGCCTCGCGGGATTGGCCCAGAAATCCTCTTCGGGCGCCGCGGACGCCGGCGCATACGCAATTTCGCCGGCGTCGAACGCCGGATTCGGCCATAGCAGGGCGGCCTGGATCGGACGAACAGGATTTGCCCAAGAATCCTCGTCCGGCTGCCCGTACAGGGATCCAGCCGGCTCCTGGACGTCGAAGGCGAACTGCTGCGGCCACGCGTTCTGCCAGGCAGCGGGCGCGACTGGATTGCGCCAAAAATCATCATCGAACGATGCGGCGGCCGGCGCATACGCTATTTCTTCATCCGCCCAGGGCACGAACGGCTTGGCAAACGCCACGGCCGGCAGGGCGGGATTCGGCCAGCACTCTTCCTCTACGGGAAGCTGCGGCGGGGCAAAGTAATCGTCCGCGTCTCCCAGCTGGATGTAGAGAGTTCGCGGTGGAGGATAGATCGCTCCGAACGGTTGCGCGTCGTCGTCCGGGCAAAACGCCGCCGCGAGCGGAAAGTCTTCATCGGCTGAAAACGCTGCGACGGACGGATAGGTGAACCGCGGCGGTTGAACGATTCCCGCGTCTTCGTCGACGCAGCCCGATAGAGTCCCCGGGATTTCATCCTGGTTGAACGGCGCTCTCGCCGCGACGAGAGTCTGCGAAGCTGCGACCGTGAGCGCCGCGGCAATGGCCACGGAAGCGAAGCACTGCTTTGCTCCCGCCCACCAGTCGGAACTATCGTCGTCGACGGTAAACGGCGGCGCCGCTATCGGAAGTTCGTCCGGTTGGTGCTGATAGAGAATTGGCATGGGCTACCAGACACTCACGCTTTGGTCCGCCGCTCTCAGTGCGAAGGGCTTGAAAGCGTCTTCCTCGAAAGCCGCCTGGAAGAATCCGGCGAGCAGCACGTACACGGTGCCGGAGTTGTTCTGAGCGGTCCCGGTTGCAGTTTGGGAGCCGATCGATACGCCCACGTTGTCCGCAAATACCTCGTAGTAAAACGGACTGGATTCGATGCCGTTCTCGAAAGTGAACGGCGAGCTGACGGAGTCGTATCCCTGGGTGAAGATGAAAAAGGCGATACACGTTTCGTTTGGGAACTGCGTGGTCATCGACGCGGTTCCGGTGTAGCCGGAAGTCCCGGTGAAGGTCGCGTTGCTGTTTGAGTCGAGTGCGTTGAATCCGGAGTACTCGCCGATTGCGACGCCGCCGATGTTCGAGCCGGTCACTCCTGGCGCGTTCGCGGTGACCGTGTTCGCGCCGGCCTTGCAGTTAAATGCAAAGCCGATGCCGGTGACCTGCCCCGACACCGGACTTCCGTTGCCACTATAGAGCGTGTGCCAGAAGTTTTCGTTGCTGTCTAAAAAGCTCACGCCACCCGACGTGCCCACGCCCTCGAAGAAAGCGATCAGCGCGTTACCTTTTGTATTCGCGGACTTGAAGGCATTCGTAAAGGGCGTCGTAGAAAAGCTGTAATCGTTGCCCTGCACGAACGATGCCCTAGGCTGCCAGCGACGGCGGTAGCGTTCAAACGGACGAACGCGCTCGCGCTCATACCTCGGAACGTAAAGAGGACCGCGCTTCTCGAATTGGCGGTTGATTTTCACGGCAGCCACTCAGGAAAAAGCGTCAGTGCTTCGAGCAGCTGGTAAATCGGTTCGGTATAGCCCACACGGAGCGACACATCGCTGGTATCGCTTGGCCCGATCACCACTTTTCCATCATTCGCTCCGGAGTTCGCGAGGAGCATGTAAGTGACCCAGTTGAACGAGCGGAATGCCTGGCACTTGTAACTGGAAATTCCCGTCGCCGATGCGAGCCACGCATTCGCCAGAGCCCACCGCGACGTGGCGTCGGTGGTGATGTAATCGTACTGGGGGTTCTGCTCGGCCATCGTCGTCGAATTTCCGAGATCAGTGCCGCCGAGCTGCGATTGAATGAAGGCGATGATCGCTTCGCCATAGATGATCGCGTTGGCGTTCACACCGGGGTTTTTGCACAAATAGATGGCGGTCTCCAGCGCCGGCGTGTTGACGACATTCGAGAGGCTCGTGGGCTGGTCTTCATAGTAATTCGACCAGTTTTGCGTCGCGATGGGACCGTTCGAACCCAGGAGCCACGCCAGCGCCGCCGCGCGCGCCGTCGCATAGTGCCCGAGGCTGTCGAGCCCTTGCGCGATCAGTTCGTCGAAGAAAGCAATCTGTGAATAGACGCTCGAGCAGTAAGCGACGTAGACGGTGCCTTCAATGGCGTCGAGGCGCCACGGCCAGGGGGAATTGGAAGCGTCGGGAGAAGTGTTTCTCGTCGCCACGAGGAAGGCGGCAATCGTTTGAGCTGCGGACAGGTAGCTCGAGTTTCCAGTCAGTTCCCAGTCCCTGAGAAGCTGCAGGCCGAAGTTCGCCGCCTTGTCGGGTTCGAGCGTGTTGTATTCGGGGGTCTCCGGAAGAATGTAGGGTTCGTAACCGTCGTAGGGAGTCGTGGCCGAATGAGAAGCGGCAAAAGGAATGCCGTTGTAGACCCCGCCGCTGGAAAGGCCGTTCGCGAGGATGTAGTCGGCCCACGCTTCGGCGGCCGTCAGTAGCCCGCGGGTTCCCGAGAAATTGAGCCACGCCAGACCGGCCCGCAGGAATCCGGCGCACGTGTCGGCCGGCTGGATCTGATAGACCTCGTTCGGGACGGCAAAGTAGAAATAGTAGCTGGGTTTACCGTCCGCGGCGGGCCAGTCGTTCACGACATAATTCGTGATGTCGTTCAGGAACAGGTCGAAGCTGTCCATCGCGCTGGGATCGAGCCACGACAGAAGGTTTCCATTGTTGTCCACCCAGACCGTGTGGCCGTTGATCGTTCCCGCAGTGGACTGAGCCGTTGCCGGATTCGTGCATAGAGACGAGGCGCCGCGAAAGTCGCTGGCGCTGGGCGGCCTCAGGACGACGCGATTTTCCCGCTGTGTGATGAACATCGTATCGAAGAGAAAGGGCACCGCGCGCGAGGCGCGATGCCCGATGTCTTGCTTTTTGCCTGCGACCGGCTTATTCGACGATTTCGCCGGACCACTCGAACGCCAGCGATGCCGTTCCGGAGGCGTTCAGCGCGTCGATCGAATCCGAGCCGCTGGCGATCAGCGCTTCAGCGGAATCCGGATTGGGAGCAACCCATCCGCCGGGCCCGGCCGCGCCGTGGCCGAAGACCACTTTGTTCGTGCGCGTCGAGCCGTTGGTGGCCGCCGAAACGACGGTCGCCTTTGCGGAGACGCTGCCCTGCAGGCGGCTGTCTTTCGGCGTGGGGGTGACCGTCGTGCCGCTGGTGGAAGCGGTGGCCCAGTGCACGATGCGGTGAACGATGCCGGAAATCGAGGTGAGTGCGGCGCCCTTCCCGATGGCATACATTGCCTGCAGGGCGCAGTTGGCCGCTCCTGCCTTGATCGAGAATGTGTTGTTCTCGGTTCCCCCGGTAGCGTTGGTGGTGACGTTACCCGCGGTTGCGAGCGAAATATCGTAAACGAATGGCATTGCTCATCTCCCTCCCGGCCTGTCTTTGGCCAGCTTGCTCAGAATGTGATCTTCCTGACTCACCGCCTCGATCAGTTCCGGAACGGTGAGTTCCCTTCCAAACTCCTCGAGCTGGGCCTGCTTTACGCGCTCGAAGAAAACCTCGTCCGGCACCGCGTAGGTGCCGTCAATATTTCCGAACCGGGCCGCGCACGGATCGCACAGATAGAACGCGAACGTGCAGTTCTCCTCCATCACGAACGTGCCGCTGTCCTTGTGGCAGCTCGCGCAGTAGATCGGCACCCAGTTGCGGCCGAGATGGAGCTGCACGTTTGTGGGCGTTTTAAGGCGAGAATCGGGCAGCAGCGGCAGCTTCTCGATGTTGTCGATCGACTTCACGTCCAGATCCATCCGGAAAATCATTTTCTCATCGCCCCGGCGGCCGCGTGGCCCGGTGACTTTTTCAGGGTTTGAACCGGCGAAGCTAGACGCCGCCGGGCGAGAGATTTTAGAACTCGGTGACGGGGCCGGTGATCTTGAGCTTCGCGCCGGACCGAACCACGGCCTTGTCGACCTTGTTGTCGAGGTCGCCGGGCGATTGCACGTAGGCCGTAAAACTGACGCCGTTGGTGCCGTTGCTCAGCACAACTTTCCAGTAGAGCAGCGTCTGGTTGTTGAAATCCGTGCGGAGCTGCTGCTGGATCGAACTGCCCGGCAAAAAGATGAGATCGAAACCCATCTCGCCGCTGTCGTTCAGGGTCGCGAGGTATTCCCGGAAGGACGACGGCGAGTCCATGTTGGTGATGTCGTCGTAATCCTGCTTCGATCCGGATTGCTGAAACGATTTGACCTGCGCGAGAGTGGTGTAGGTGACGCCGTCTGGGCTGCGCTGCAGATGGGCGCCGCGTCCCGCAAGACCTGTGCTTGACATGGTGGTTCACTCCTTTTTTATTCCGCCAGCCGTTGCGGGCCCGGCGGTCGAGATTTTGCCCACGGCGAGTGGGCTACGAAAAATTGCCGACGGCTAGTCGGCGGAAAAAACGAAATCAGGAACCGGTGTCGTCGTACAGCAGCTCCACTTCGAGCGGCGCCACGTAATCGAGCGGCGCGTATTCGAAGGCATCCGCTTCGAGCACCGTCTCCGCGTTCTGCAGATTGGTGCCGTCGGGCAGCATGCCGGTGAAATTCTCCAGCGTGCCGCGCACGGCCTTCATCAGCCGCTTCGCCGCGAGCCGCGAATCCGAGTGGCACGAAAACTTGAAGCGCGCCGTGCGCGTCAGCAGCGGGCCATCGAGCGTCATGATGGGATCGCCGCCGATCTGCTCGATCACCACGAAGGGCAAAGGCGTTTGCCCGGGGGCCTGGCCGCCGAAAATTCCGGTCGTCTTGTCTTTGCGGCTCGCGCCTACCTGCGCGAGCACCGTGGCGGACGTCGCGATGAGTTGATTCAGACCTTCATCGAGCACGGGATTAGCGGTATTCCTCGCTGAGGGCCTGCTGCACGCCTTCGGTGAAGCGATCGAGCACGTCCTGGCTGCGGGCCTGCCCCGACTGTGCCATGAAGGGAAACGCCGGCATGCGATTGCCGCCCGGGCGCGCCGCGCCCTTCGCGCGAAACGCTGCTCGCGTGCTTCCCTTCCCTTTCCAGCGCTCGCGCGGGCCGGTGCCGCGTTCGAGGAACTTGGCCCAGTAGAATTTCGAGCTGAAGCCCACCGAGACGGAGCCCTGCACTTCGCTGCCGGAAACGTGCGTCCTGATCTGCACGTTATTGGCGAGGACGTCGTATTCGGGCTTGCCGCCGCCGTCCGGATGGTGCGGGCCCCGCCGGACCCGCGCCGCGATTTCGGATTTCCAGATGCGCCCGGCCGCCACCAGCGCGTTGCGCATGATCTGCTTGGCCACGCGAAGCGGTGCGTGCTCCAGCGCCTCCTCGATCCCGGCGAGCCCGGAAACCTTCGCCTCGATTACAGGGGGCATGTTTTTAGGCCGCGGTGCCGCCGGCATCGCGGGCTGAATTGTTGCGTTCGAGGCAGAGCATCACGAGCATCTTGTGGCGTTCATCGGGATCGAGCGGCGCCGCCAGGATGCGGAATTGCCGCTGCTGGAACCACACGTTCATGTTCGCGGTGATGCCCGGCCAGTAGCGCATGGTGATTTTGTGCGTCACTTCCGAGACCTGCTGCTGCGCAGCATAGAGCTCGCGGCCGGTGAGGGCCTCGATCGATGCCCAAGTGGTGGCCACCTGGTTCTCCGCGTCTTCCGACCACCCGCCGGCCGTGTCCTGGGCGAGCGTCGGCTTGACGATGATGATCCGGTGCCGCAGCTTGCCGGCCTCGATCCGCGTGTTTTGCATTTATGGCGCTGTCAACCGGAAAGAACTTTTGGAGCGAAAAGGTAGAGAAAACAGTTTTCTCGCCTTGCGCCGGCCGCCCAGGTCGACGGCCCTTTTCACGGAGCCGCCGAGCCTGGGGATGGAATTGACTAGCTCGAGGGCCTGATCACGCCGAAGTAGATCAGCGCGGAGCTCGTGGCCAGGTTCACGTTGCCATTGGATTGCTGCCATCCCTGCAGGCCGCCGCGGAAGCTGAACGCGGCGATCGAGTTCGCGGGCACCGAGTAGGTGGTGATATCGCCGGTGCGCCCGTTAATGGCCACGGAAGAGATCGTCACCGTGTGGGCGCTCGAGTCCGTGTTTTGAATCAGCAGGATTTCGGTGCCGGTGGTGACGAACGAATTGCCGTTGCTGGCGTCGGCCGTCGTCATGGTGACGGCGAGCGCGCCCGCGCTCACCGGCAGCGAAGCCGGATACGGCCCCACAATCGCGTTGACTGCTGGAAGTGCTGTCTGTGACATTTGCTTTTCCCTCCTGGGGAATTGAAAAGGGCGCGCCACGCGATGCGAATTGAAGGCGCGCCCGGGGTTACCGAGAGATCAGAACTAGCTCAGCGTGGTGCTGTTGTTGATCGCGTACCAGACGCCGTTATAGGCCTCGAGCTCGATGTGGTCCGCGACGGCCGCGAACGTGGCCGTGAGCTTGTTGCCGTTGATTTTGTTGGCCGGCGTGGTGACGGTGTGCGCCTGTGCCGTGGTGGAATAGATCGTGAGCCGGTCGCCGTCGTTGCCGCCGGAGACCTTCGTGCCGGCCGTGGGAGCGACCAGCGTGAGCAGCGCCGCGCCGGAATCGGTGATGATCACCTTGCCGCTGGTGATGCCGATGACGCCCGCGCCGCCGGTGCCGGAGTGGACTTCCACGTTTTTGCTCTCGCCCTTCCCCATGTTGGTGGAATAGTCGGGCGAAGTGCCTGCCACCGCGCTGCCGATGTTGGAATTCACTGCCGCTACGTCTGCCATGTTCTTTTCCTCCGAGAGATTTGAATTTTCAGCCGCGCGTCGGAGCGAAATCCAAAACGCGGATATTCCAGAGAAGCTCCTGCAGGTGATTCGGGATCGTCTTCAGCGTTTGATCCGAGACGCTTTCGCGGTTCTCGTTCCAGTTGCCGCACATCTGAAGAATGGCCACCTTCGCGCACGCCGGCACGTTGAGACCGGTGTTGCCATAGCCGCAGATGTAGTGAATGCGCACGGCGTTCGGCACATAGAGCACGCTCGGCCATGTGGTGCCCGCCGGAGCGGGAAAGATGCGCGGCGGCTCGCTCACGCGATCCACGAAGAAGTTGCCCGCCGGAGCGGCGCGGCCGCAGGTCCAGGTCAGGTCGCCGTCCGTCGTGGTGTTTCCGGATATCGTGGCCCAGGCGGGCGTCGATGATCCGCTTATGCCCTTCTTCCCTTGGGCGATCGCAGTGACCGTCTGCAGGTTGCCGTTCGGGTCCTCGATCTCGTCGCCGAGTTCGTACTGCACCTCGGGCACCCAGTTTTCGAGCACCGGATACAGGCTCAGCAGGTTGCCGCTGGCGGAATCCACGTAATCGATGCGGGTGACTTCCACCAGCGGGCTCATGAAGAGCTTGATCATCTGCGAGTAGTTCCACAGCGTGGTGGAATACCGGGGCAGCGAGTAATACGCCGGCGGATAGGCCATCTGGCTCATCATTGAATCGGTGTAGTAGGGGAACGAGTCGAGCGATTGCACGTACCCCGTGTTCACCGTGGTGCGGCGCGTGAAGCCTTCCACGTTCTCAACCGCCGCCTGGGCGTAGATCTTCACCAGCTCGTCGTCGTCTTTGATGTCGATGCGCAAATGACTCTTGAGCGCATTCAACGACACCGGCAACGCCGGCGGCGGGATCTCTATCTGCAGGCCTGCCATTTAGCGCCCGGACCGTGCCTTTCCTTTTGGCGACTGGGCGTCGCCAGGCTTCTTCGGTGGAGCGTTTTGCGCGGGAGCCACGGCGCGCTCCGGCGGCGCGATTCTCGCCGTTTCGGGCGCGGCGCCGCCCGATGACTTCACAAGTTCGGCGGTGCCTCCGTTGAGCATGGCGCGCGCCACGGCCGGGATCGCGTCGATCACCTGGCCGGAACTCTTGATGCGGATCCGCGTGCACCGATCATTCGGAATGTCGAATTCCACAATTCCCTCTTTTCAGAAAGACGAAAGGGGCCGCCGAAGCGGCCCCTTTTCGCCGGGGTGTGGGCCGCGTAGGCGAGCGGCCCGTGGGGGATACAACATTGAAAGGCCCCTCGCCGGGGCCGGACGGCTAGCTCGCCGCCTGCACCAGGTAGTTCACCGGGTGCGTGCCCGCGTCGAGCAGGTTGCCGTCGTACCGGGCGAAGCCGATGAAAGCCACCTGGCCGTAATCCGCGAAGCGCTCGTTGAGCCGCAAAATTCCGAGCTCCTTCACGCGGCGGATCAGGTATTTGCTCAGGTCGCCGAAGAGCACGGTCTTCGCGTTCACGGCGATCTGCGCCATGTCGTTGTTGATCGAATAGCCGTAGGTGAGCACGGTATTCGGAGCGCCGGCCGTCATTCCCGGCACCCACAGAGGACGCCCGTACTTATCGAGCAGCGTCTTCAGGTACCGCAACGTGGTGTCGTGGAACATGAACTTCGCGCCCTTGCGATAGAGGGGGTCGACGGAGTGTTCCAGGTTCACCAGGTCGCCGTAGCCGATCGACGTGCCGCCCGTTTCCGATCCGCCATCGTTGGTCGAAGAGCCGGCCGCGATCAGAGGGATCCCGACGCCCGATCCGGTTCCCCACACCTGGGCCGTGCCCTGGTTGGCCACAGTCGCCGTCACGATTCCGTTCGGCTCCGTGGTACCGACGCCCACCGTGAACTTTGTGTTCAGAATGCGGCCCAGGCGGACGGCCATCTTCTTCTGCAGGTAGGCTTCCATGTCGAAAGCGGAATCCTGCAGCAATTCGAGCGAGAGCTTGATCATCTTCGTCGAGAATTTGAACGCGCCGAAGTTGATGTGCCCGATGGAGACATCCGCCGTGGAAACCTGCGTGCCTTCGCCGACGATCTCGCCCACCACCGTGGTGTCGTTATCGGTCGGGTAGGGCAACGTCTGGCCCGTGGCCGTGTCCATGATCTCGGCGACGTTCAGCATGTCGCCGTAGTACTTCAGGGCTTCCTCGATCTTGTAGACGAAGCCCTGGGGCACGAAGTAGCCGCCGAGGGTGTTGGTGCCGATTCCCATGTCGCGGAATTCGGCCTTGTGCTGCGAAAGCAGCTGGCGGCTCTCGGGTGACATTTCCGCCTGCCCGTGCCGGAGGTAATCGCGGAAAGCGACCGAGTACTTTTCGTCCTTCTGTTTGCGCTGCTCGGCTTCGCCGCCAGGCTGTGCTTCGGGAGGCTTCTTGGTGTCGCGGAGCTCCGCGTCGACGGCGGCGTCGCGCTGGAGGGCTTCAATATCCTTGCCCATCGTGTCGATGTCGTCGTGCATGGTGTTGAACTTCGCGCGGTTCTCGGGAGTCCACTTCTCGCCTGCTTGGGGGATCAGCGCGGTCGCGTCGGTATGCAGCTTCGCGCGCTTTTCCATCAGTTCTCGAATTCGGCTCAGAGCCATTTGCGTTTTCCTTTTTTGGTGGTGTATTTCGGCCCGGCCTGGCGTTCACCGCCCGGCGGCTCGATTTCCCCGGTACCCGCTCGCGCTATCACGCGCAGCCGCATCCGGCGCGGGGTCCTGGGACGGAATTCCTAAAATATTGCGGCATGGTCGAGAATCGCCTGCAGCCGTTCGCGCTCCTCGGCCGTCACTGGTACCGCCGAGCGATCACCCTCCTGCATCGGGCAGCCCTCGCAATTCTCGTCGTCGCACTCTTTGTTGGTGCAGTTCTCGCAATCGTCGCGCTGGCAGCGGGTGCAATCGCATTCGCAGTCGGCCGCCGCGCGCTTGATTTCTTCATCGAGCTTCGGCACGTGCGAGCGGACCTCGGCCGGAACGCCATCGGGGAACAGGGTGTTCATCCGCTTGGACACATCCGTGCCGGTGTAAGCGGGGTAGGTGACGGGAGAAACGTCGAAGAGTTCCGCCTCGTGAACCTCGCGCACATTCATCATCGATTTGCCCGTGGGATCGTCGGGATCCGGCTCTTCGCTCCACTTTTGCTTGCGCACCATAAAGCCGAAGCTGCACTGGTCCACGTCGCCGCGCTCGATCGAGGTCTGCAGGTCGCGGGCGGTTTGCGTGTCCGGCGTGTCGCAATCGTAGAAAAGGCCCTTGTCGTCTTCCTTCAGGCGCAGCGTGCCGGCGGTGGTGCGGCCGAGAATCAGGTTCGGGTCGTGATTGAAGAGGCAGCGGACGTCCGGGCTGGCCTTCAGGTTGGCGGTAAAGGCCCCGGGCATAATCCGCTCGCGGAACCAGCCCAGATCCACGGAGAGCTGGTTGAACACGGCGGCGTGGCCCTCGATGCCGGGCTTCTCGCCCTTCTTCGCGCGGATGGCGTTTTTCTGAATACGGTATTCGCGTTCCATCGGTCTTCTCCTAGCGCTCCGTGAAGTCGCTATGCCTCCACAAGCTGTTTTGCGCGCTGCGTGCCGGCCGCGCGGTAGACTTCGATCGAGATGGCCTTCACGGCGCGCGCGAGCTCGCGCTCCGCGACGTTGTCCGCGTCGCCGTTGGCCGCTTTCCACTCCGGGAAGCGCGTGCGCATGGCTTCGATGTAATCCGCGAGAAAGCGGGATTCGGCGAGTCCAGATTCGCCCTCGCCGCCGAATTCGTCCGCGGCCAGCCGGTATAGGTCCTCGCCCATCGTTTCGAAAACGGGCCGGAAAGCCCTGTTAAAGGCCTCCGAATCGCACCACGAGCGCGAGAGAACGCGCCCAAAGGCATCGCGAAAGAGCTTCAAATAGGCCCGAACGTAGCGCTTGCCGAGCTTGTCGTCCTTCGCCGGCTTGGTGTCGGCGCCCTCGCCCGCGGCCGCGGCGTCCGGGTCGGCCGGCCCGGGGCCCTGCGCGGGTTCGTTGAACGCCGTCTCGGCGTCCTGCATGTTGATGGGCATCCAGTACCCATCGGCCCAGGGCTTGTCGATCGGGTTCATGTGCTCGCGCTCGAGAATCGCGTTGGTAGAGAGCCAGCCCCACTGCTTGCCGCTGTTGTAGAAATTGCGGCGGCTCTCGGCGTCCGGCATCACCAGCGGGCTGGTATCGAAGTTGGCGAAGAATTTGTTGGCCGAGCGGCCCACCTTCGGGAAGAGCTTCCTCTTCAGCTCCTGCTTCCAGGCCTTCAGCCAGGGGGAAAGCGTGAAGGTGACGAACTCGATTCCGATCTGCTCGGTGTTGGCCCGGTTGGTTTTTTCGGTGTCGCCGATCATGTGCGGCGGCACCAGGAAGATCGAGCAGATCTCGGATTTCTGGAATTGGCGCGTTTCGAGGAACTGGCCCTCGTTCGGCTTAGTGGAGGTTTCCTGCCACTTCATTCCCTCCTCGAGCACGAACGGCCGCTGCACGTTCTCTCCGCCCAGGGCTTCCTGGATGGACCTCTTCAGATTTTCCAGAGCCGCGGGTTTCAGTGCAGCCGGATGCTGCAGCACGCCGTAGGGCCGCGCGCCGTTGCCAAAAAACTTCGCCCCGAACTTCTCCGTCGCTAGCGCGAGGCCCATGGCCTGGCGCGCTAGGTTCGTCACCGACTGGCCCACGCGGCCGTCGAGAGCGAGGCCGGGGATGTGGATCATGTCTTCCTTCAGGATCGAACGCTCCGGGCCGTCGTTATAAGGCGCCGCGGCCGGATCCACGCTGGCAGTTTCCATTCCTTCGGTGCTTTTGTAGATCAGGCCGCCCCGCGGAACGGATTCGCCTTTGATCGTCATCGGGTCGGTGAGGCGATATGGACGAATCCGGGCCGGGTTGCGCGGCCACAGCGCGACGATGCGATTGGCATTGTCCCGCTGAATTTCAGCGTAGCAATTTCCCCACAGCAGGGCGTGGGCCTGCAGCGTCTTCCGGAAGCTGAACGAGGACATCTCGTCGTTCGGCTCGTTTTCCAGAATGTCGAAGAGGTCGTGCTCGTAGGCGATGCGCTTCCCCGCGCGCTTGTCGCTGTAGAGGATCCGCTCGTAAACGTTCAGGTCGAGGAATCCCATGGCCCCGGAAATCAGCTGCACGCAGGCGAAGACGGTGGAGACCTGCAGCGCCGTCATCTCCGAGACACGGATCCCGGAGTCCGTGCGGCCGCCGTTGAAAATGTCGAGCAGCCACTCGGCGGGGAACGAGAGCGGCGTGCTCGGATTTTCCAGCGAGCTTCTGAATTCGCGCAGCAGTCCCATTTCTAGGCCGTTCCCGTCCCAGGCGGCGTTTGCGATCGCGATTTCACCCAGGCGTAAACGAAAAGCATGAGTCCCACGAAAATCAGTGCCGCAGGGCGCCAGGCCATCCACGCGCCGGCGGCGAAGAGCGCGAGGCCTGCGAGTCCGATCAGGTCCTCGGGATCGATCCGCCGCGGCTTCTTTTGCTCGCTCAATTTGTCAGCTCGTAGATGGAAACGTCGTCGGCCTGCAGAATCACGATCTCGATATCCATCGACCTCAGGTAATCGCGCAAGAGGTCGGCGGAACGCACTGTCAGGTTGCGATCGCCAATCACGACGAGATACTTCGCTCCGGGATCGAGCTTCTGGATCGCGGTCTCGCCGAGCAGCTCCACCGCCACGCGCCGGCCGTCGCTCACAGCGTGATCACGCCCCGGTTTTCGTAGACGCTTGCGCTGCTGCCGCCATCGGCAATCGCGCGGCCGAGGCCCATGATCAGCGCGACGATGCCGTCGATCTTGCCGATGCCGGTTCCCTTCACCGGGCGCATGTTGCCGTTACTGTCGGATTTTGTAAGGAGGTTCGAGGCCATCCAGGCGAGCACTGGATTGCCCAGGTGCGCGATGCGGCGGTTCGGGATCAGCACCTCGAGGAGCTGCTTGGTGGGCTCGGCGAACGTCGTCAGCGTCTGCGGGAACTTCACCATCTTCTCGATCGCGATGCCGGCCTTCTGCAGGCCGTTGATGAACTGCGTGGCGTTCCACGGGTCGAAGGCCAACTCGCGGACCTGGTAGCGCTCGAAATCGGAGAGCACCTGCTCCTGGATCACGTCGTAATCGATCACGTTGCCGTCGGTCGCGGTGATCCAGCCCTCGCGCGCCCAGACGTCGTAGGGCTGCCGCCACTGCTTGATTTTTTCGTCGAGGCGCTCTTCGGGAACGTAAAAATGCGGAATGAAAATATAGGGCTCGCCCTCTTCGAGCGGCGGGAACAGCTTGCCGGAGCAGGCGATGTCTTCGGTGGAGGCCAGGTCCACGGTCTCAAAGCATTCGCGGCCCTCGAGCTGCTTCTCGACCTCGCCGCGGAGCACCTTCGCGTCCTTGCCGGCCAGCGAGAATCCCACGCATTCGCGCCAGTCCTCCGCTTTGATCGCCGCGGTCTCGCTGTTGGTCCACTTGTTCAGGCGCAGGCGCAGAAAGGAATTCCGCGCCGAGGGCATCTGCTTGGCCTTCAGCGCGCGATCACGGAGATCCTCGACGCTGATCGAAACGCCCAGGTTCGGGTTGCCCTTGATCCAGTTGCGTTCGTCTTCCCAGTCGTCCTCTTCGTCGATGCAGGCGATGAAGACGAAAAAGGTGTCGTCGTGGTTGATCCCCTCGAGCACCTTCTCGCCGTATTCGTGCTGCTTCCAGCAGATCGATTCGCGATCGGAGCCCGCCGTGGTGATGGCGGCCATCAGCGGCTGCCGGCGCGCACCCAGCGCCGTCTCCAGGACGTCCCAGAGCCCGCGGGTTTTGTGGGCGTGGAGCTCGTCGACGAGGGCGCCGTGCGGATTCAAACCGTCGAGCGTGTCTTCGTCGGCACCGAGCGGTTCGAACTTAGACGCGGTGCCCACGATGTTCATGTTGTTGCGGAAGCTCGCGATGCGCTTTTTCAGGCCTGGTGAGGCCGAGCGCATCCGCTCCGCTTCGCTGAAGAGTATCTTCGCCTGGTCTTTCTTGGTGGCCGCGCAGTAGACCTCAGCGCCAGGCTCGCCGTCGGCGAAAAACAGATACAGGCCCACGCCGGCCCACAGCGTGGTCTTCCCGTTTTTGCGGGCGACCTCGACGTGCGCGGTGCGGTACCGGCGCATGCCGTCGGCTTTGTGTTTCCAGCCGAAAATCGAGTAGACGATGAACTGCTGCCAGGGCTCCAGCGCGAACGATTCGCCGGCCCACTTCCCCTTCGAGTGCTTGAGGAATTTGAAAAAGTCGATCGTGCGCTGCGCCGCGGCTGTATCGAAGTATAGGCCGCGACCTGTCCCTTCGGCCAGGTCCAGCACGTGGCGCTTGCAGGCGAGGATCACCCACTTCGAAGCAACGATCGCGCCACTGATCACGTCGCGCGCGTAGCGCTCGACCGGATGAGAGGTGTCAATTTTAATTGACATGTTTCGCTGGGCGGTTCGCAGCCTTCAGGAATTCGTCCATCGGATCCGCTTCCGTCGGCTTCTCGATCCGGACGCGCGATCGCGAGCTCGGCGTCATCCCGAACTCGACGAGGAAAGCCTTCATGATTTTCTGGGCGGTTTCTGAAATCGTCACCGCGGGGTTTTTCTTGTACTTACAGCCGAGGAATCGCTCGCCGTTGAAGATCGGCTCCATCACCACGATCCCCAGGCGCCGGATCTCGACCTCGGCTTCCATCCAGCGCGCGAACGCATGGCAATATGCCGCCAGCGCCTTGCCGTCAATCTTCGTGAGCACGCCCAGCTGGCGGAGCTCCGGCACGATCGAGCGCCACTCGGCGGCCGCCGCGGCCGAGAGGCCCTCCGGCATCTCCGGATCGCCGGGCTTCGGCTTCGGCTCCGCGTCGTTCAGCTTTCGCTTGCCGGCGTTGCCGCGCAGCTTCTTGACGGCCGTCGGCAGCGGCCGCCGTCCAGATCCCTTAGGCATTCACCTGTTCGGAGGGGCTCGATGGATTCTCCGGCGTTGCGGCCAACTGCGCGAGACTCATGTCCGCGGAAACGCCGAGATCGCGCGCGACGTTGATTCCCCAGTTGGGATCCTTGCTGTAAAGCATCCCGATCCGCTCGATCGACATGCTCGCGTTGTAGACATGGCTCTGGCCGGCGAAGATCCTCCGGAACTTCCTGCGGAGGGCTTCCCAGCCATCTTCGTCGCTGGCATAGATCGTGATATCGGCCGCGCCGATTCCAGTCGATCGGGCCGTTCCGAATCCCACGTCGCCATCGTCGGTGAGATCTCCAGGATTGTGGCACCTGGTGGGAAGAGCGTCCGGTCGGCCGAATCCTTCGGCGTTCCCTACGGCCTTGATGATTCGCTCGAGGAGCGCGTCGGAGATCTGAATCGGCATTTTCAGAAGCCGCGGGCTTTCCTCGAATCGAGCTTTTTCACGATCGCGCGCACCACTTCGCCGGCGAAGCTCGGATTCACCTTTACGTTCACCTGGTAGTACGGAGTCTTGCCGGCTAGCCGTTCCATTTCGCCCATCTTCACGATCGCGAGCTGCTCGGCGACGTCGTCCGCGCTGCCGCTCGATTTGAAATCGCTCTTGAGCCGCTCGAAAAACTCCTGCTCCCAGTCGATGTTCTTCCGCTTGCCGCCGCCGCGCTCGAGCAGAAACGGCCCATCCGTCGGGCACGCGAACCCCGCCTCGAACTTCGCGAGAAAATCCTCGCTGAGAACCTTCACCCACTTCTCGATCTTGTTTTTGAGCGCGCGATACTCTGCGAACTCCGTCACCAGCTGCTGATCGAGCAGCTTCCCTTTGCGCCGCAAAGCCTTTGGCATCAGTTAAAACGCGAAATTTTATTTCGCGGGTGTGTGTGCGCGACCCCCCGGGGGTCCGCGGGGGGCCGGTCGCCGAAGAATTTCACCCCCCTACCTACCCATGGGTGACTGCGGAGTTACGTGACTCGATCGAGCGCTTCCAGTTGTGACAGCGCTCGCATGCACCTTGTCCGTTCTCGATGCTGTAGTCGCCGCCAGCGCGAAGCGGCGTGATGTGGTCGGCAACGACGCTCGGCGCGAGGCCATCGCAGAAGCGAGCGATCTTGCAAAGCGGATCGCGATGCAGAATGAGCTTGCGCCACTTCTCATGCCGGCGGCCGTAGCCGCGGCTCGCCGCGGATCCGCGCTCGCGATCATGAACGCGCCGAGGATCCTCACTCGCATGTTCGGCGCACACGCGGCCGTCACCCGGTTTGCCGCATCCAGCATGGCGGCAGATTCGCTTCGCTGATTTCGGCACACGCTAATCGCCT